GCGCATGTCTCGTGGGCTCGGAGATGTGTATAAGAGACAGGAATATAATAATATGGCTGCGTTAAACGCTACTTCTATTTCTAATCCTGGTCAGAATCTGAGTGCTGGTGATCGTGATGAGCTGTTCATGAAGATCTTCTCTGGTGAAGTCCTTACGGCTTTCACGAGAACGTCTGTCATGATGGATAAGCAGATTGTCCGAACGATTCCTCACGGTCGTTCTGCTAGCTTCGCTGTCATGGGTCGTACTCATGCTAAGTATCTTACCCCGGGTAACTCCTTAGATGATCAGCGTAAGAAGATGGAGAACACGGAGCGAGTGATTGCTATCGATGGTCTCCTCACGGCTGATGCTCTTATCACGGATATCGATGATGCAATGAATCACTATGATGTCCGTACGGAATACTCGAAGCAGCTTGGTGAAGCTCTTGCTCAGGCTTTCGACTGTGCCTCTATCAATGAACTTGCTAACACGGGTGCTAAGACTGCCGCGGGTATGCCTGAGAACATCCCTGATAATACTACTCTTGAAAATCCGGGTACGGGCAAGGCATTTGAGTATGTTACGGGTAAAGATGAAGCTACGACTGTGGAGTATGGCAACATCCTCCTGCAGGGTCTGATTGATGCCCGTGCTCAGTTTACGAAGAATTGGGTTCCGGCAGGTGACCGTTATTTCCTTGTCTCCCCCGAAGGTTATTCGGCTATCTGCCGTGCCCTTATGCCGGATGCTGCTAACTTTGCTGCTATCTTTGATCCGAATACGGGTCGACTTCAGAATGTCTGTGGCTTCCAAATTGTGGAAACCCCGAACTTCTTGAACAATGGTGTTGATGGTAAGCACGCTCTTAAGTCTCAGATCTCTACGGCTGTCCTTCAGGGTATCGCCTTCCACCGTTCCGCTGTGGGTGCCCTTAAGCTGAAGGATCTCGCTATGGAACGTGCTCGCAGAGCTGAATATCAGGCTGATCAGATCATCGCTAAGATGGCTGTGGGTCACGGTGGCCTTCGTCCTGAAGCCGTGGGTCTCTTCGTTAAGACTGCTCAGGTTGGTGCGTAATGTACTCGGAATCCGACATTAAGGATTCCTATTTCTATGTCAACGGGGGTTCTAAGAAAGGCTCCCGTTTGACTGTAGAAGAAAAGATTAAATTAGGTTTGATTAAAGCCCCAACTGAAGTCAAACCTAAGGTAGTCTCTAGGAAGCCTAAGATCCCTGCAGCTCCCAAATAATACATAATAACAACTATAAAAATACTACTACAAAGGATAAATTATGATTGTCACTCCTTCTAACAAACTAGATGCAGTGAATGAGATTTTATCTGCTGTAGGCTCTAGTCCTGTCAACTCACTTGAAGATGAACTGAATGTAGACGTTCTGAATGCAGTGAGGATTCTCGATAGTGTCTCTAAAGAGATTCAATCAAGAGGATGGGACTTTAATATTGAAGATTCAGTAGCTTTATTGCCGGACGCTGATACTAACTTAGTTCCCTGCCCTAATAATTATCTTAGGTTTGTCAGCAGTGGTTATAAGTTGATCAGACGATCCGGCTATTTTTTCGACATTCTCTCGCAGACCAATGAGTTCCCTGAGGGTTTGACTTTAGATACTCTGGTTAGAGGATTAGACTTTGAGGAGTTACCTGAGGTATTCCGTAAGTTCATTACTTGTCGTGCAGCTAGAATCTTCCAGATGAGATATCTTACTTCAGATGACCTGAATACGCATCTGATGACTGAGGAATCTAGTGCCTATGCAGATATCATTGACTATGATCTAACTACGGGTAACTATAATATCCTCAATGATGACCAATACATTTCTCAGTATATCCAGAGGAGCTAATAGGGATGCCATTAGTATCGCAATCAACAGTATCCTATAAGGGTGGCGTATCTCAGCAACCGGATATCATTAGGTTTGCTGATCAGGTAGAGGAGCAGATCAATGGTTTCTCTAGTGAAGTCGATGGCCTGCAAAAGAGACCTCCTACAGTTCACATTAAGAGACTTGGGGACAGAGTAGATCCACTCACTACTAAGTATCATGTCATTAACAGAGACGAGACTGAGCAGTATATCTTAGGTATGTCCAGCGGGTCTCTAAAGGTATGGGATTTTGAAGGTAATGAAAAGAAAGTTGTTATTGACAATGATGCTAGTTATCTTAATGTCACGGACGCTAATGATGAATTTAGAGCAGTCACTGTTGCAGACTATACGTTCATTCTGAACCGTAGTAAAACCATTGGTATGTCTAGTTCTACTACCTCTCAAAAGGGTCAGGACACTGCACTAGCGTACATTAAGAATGCCTCCTATGCTAAGACCTATGCTCTCTTTATGGGCGATACCTTCATGTGTGGTGTCATTACCCCTGATGGTGGTGAAGCTAAGCAGGCTGTACAGACTACCTCTGCGTACATTGCAGAGAAACTTGTAGACTTAGCTACAGGTTCTCAGGGTGCTGATGAGGGAGCCACTACCTATGATTGGCTATTAGGACAGGTTGGCGGCAGAGCCTCTATGGGGTTCGCTAAGAATCCTAATTTCAACTTTAGTAATTATAACTTCAAAGTCTTTGGTGATTCCGTAGTTTCCATCCAATCTAAGACTGGCTGGGATATGCCTAATGTTGTTGTTAAGGATGGCTTTGGCAACACTAATGCATATGTCTTGAAGGGTTACGTTAACAGTGTCTCTAAGCTTCCCCCTGCTGCTCCTGATGGTTACATCATGCGCATTAAGGGTGAATCTAACTCGGCTGATGATGACTACTATGTTAACTACAATGAAGGTAAGAATGCGTGGCTAGAGTGTGCCGCACCAAACATTCAGTATAAATTTGATTACTCTAGTATGCCTCATGCGTTCGTAAGAGAATCTGATGGCTCCTTCCACTTCAAAAGACTTACTTGGACTGATAGAGCAGTAGGTGATGAGGACAGCAATCCTGAGCCTAGCTTCGTAGGGGAAACGCTGAATGATATGTTCTTCTACAGAAATCGCTTAGGGTTCATCAGTGGTGAAAATGTTATCCTCAGTGCTTCTGCTGATTTCTTTAATTTCTGGTTTAGATCAGCAGCTACTATTGCTGATACTGATCCAATTGACCTTGCTGTATCTTCAAACAAAGTCTGTATTCTAACACATGCAGTACCATTCAGCAGGGAACTAATGTTGTTCTCTAGAGAGGGACAATTTGTTCTCTCTAGCGATGGCGTAATGACCCCTAAGAGTGCTAAGGTTGATCAAATCACTTCCTTTGAATACAGTGATGATGCTCAGCCTTTAGGTGTAGGACAAAGTATTTTCTTTATCTCTAACAGAGTTAACTATTGCTCTCTTATGAGATACTATACGGTACAGGACGTAGCTGATCTTAAGGATGCTGAGGACGTCTCTGCTCATGTTCCTACGTACATTCCTAAGGGAATCTTTAGGCTCTCTGGTAATACTTCAGACAATGTAATCACACTATGTTCACGTACTCATTCTAACACTGTATGGATCTTTAAGTACATCATTCAGAATTCCCAGAGTCTGCAGCAGTCATGGTGCAAATGGACGTTCCGATATGAAGGTACTCAGGTCTTACTTGCAGAGTTCGTAGACTCTGAAATCTACTTCCTTATTAACACTGATGGCGGACTGTTCTTAGAGAAGAGCAGGCTTACAGGTCAGGCAGTAGACTTCTCTGATGAGCCTGTAAGATACTTTATGGATCGTAAGGTACGCTATGTCATCCCTGCTACTAATAAGTACAGTGACTACAATGACTATACCGAGGTCTCCCTAAAGGATGTCTATGGTGCTGTTCCTAAGATTGGCTCAGCTACGTATTGTCTAGTTGGTACTGATGGCTACTATCATCAGGTATCCTCTTGGGATGATAATGGTGTCTTTAAGGTAACTGGGGATCTCAGAGGCATGGCTTACTTCGTAGGCAGGCAATATGAATTTGATGTTGTATTGTCTAGACCAATGATTAAGAAAACTACTTCTGATGGTGCTACAATCTCTGAAGATGAAGGCAGATTACAACTGAGATACTATTGGTTTAACTATAGTAACTCTGGTACCTTTGATGTGTCTGTAGACAATGATGTCAAGCATAAGCACTTCAAGTACACTTGTACATCTAAGGTCTTAAGTGAATCTCCATTAGTCTTAGGATCCTATAGAGTAGCAACAGGTAAGTTTAAGTTCCCTGTGCAGGACAATAGTACTGAGGTTAAGATTACAGTTACTTCAGATAATCCGTTGCCTGTGAACCTTATCTCTGGTGGTTGGGAAGGATATTATATTCGGAGGAATAGTCAGACGTGAGAAAGGGATTAACTCTTAAGAAAGCTATGGTAGGTGATCTGCCTAGTATGGCGCCTATGGAGCAAGAGATTGGTAAAGGTCTTGTTATGGCTACTCTGTCTCTGCCTGAGGCACCTATTGAATTAGATCATTTCCTGTGGGCAGGCTGTTACGTTAGAACCATTCTATTGAGAAAGGGTGAGATTGGTGCAGGTGCTTTCATTAAGATTCCTACAGTGGTTATCGTTAGTGGGGACTGTAAGGTTGTCGTAGGGGATCACCTAGAGGAGATCTCTGGCTATTCTGTATTGAAAGGTATGGATGGCCGTAGGCAGGTCTTTAGTGCCTTTGAGGACACATACATTACAATGTTCTTTGCTAGTAACGCATCTACTGTAGAGGAAGCAGAGAAAGAGTTTACTGATGAGTGGCAGTTATTAACTAACAATAGAGAGGAACTATGTCAGGAATAATTGCTGCAGGTGCAGTAATCGGTGCAGTTGCAGGTGGTGGCAGTTCCCTGTGGCAGAAATCAAAGTACAACAGATCTCTCACTAAAGCATTCAAGAAACAGATGTACTATGCTCAGATGAACTACAATTGGAATCAGAACCAATTGACTAGACAAGAGCAGAGTGCCTATGATAATGCTGTGAGCAACTTATTTCAGTTGTCTTATAACGCCTTGCAGAATAATGCTACAGTTGAAGCTTCTCTAGCTGAGACAGGTTACGAAGGGCGAACTGCAGGACAAATCAAAAGATCAATCTCAGGTGCAGTGTTGCGACAAAAGACTGCTCTTAAGGATGCCTATGAGACTGATGTAACTAACATTAGATCTCAGAAGGATGCTCTATATGTCCAGATGAAGAATTCTGTAGAGCAGGCTAGAGATCAACTCAAGAGCCAATATAAGGGTGGCATGAGCTACGTTATGGAATTCCTCGATAGTTCCGCTAAAGGTGCAGCTATTGGTGCAGCTACAGCAGGTGCAGGCAGTGCTCTTGCAGGTGCTGCAGGTACCGTAGGTGGTACTGGTGGTACCATTGCGGGTACTGTGGGTGGAGAGACGGTTGTTGCAGGTACCTCTAGTGTTGGGGGTTCTGCGGGTCTCTCTGGTATTGCAGGTGCGAATGTCTTAGGTACGTCTACTGCAGGTGTTACTACTTCTTCGTCTACTATGGGTACCGGTACTAGCTTCATGAATAACTTTATAGCTAACTACAGTACCCTTAAGACACAAAACCAAGGCATGTTTAACTTCCTTGATTACATGCAGAACTTTACAGGTGCGATGAATCAGGGGTATAACCGTAGAGGTTCCTATGGAGGTTATTACTACTAATGGCTTATAAGAATACAGCAGGTACTACGTCCATTGCTAATGAGATGGGTACTTGGAGGTACTTCAATTCTGGCTTAGCTAAGCTCGGGGAATATAAGGGTGCAAACCTTAACATTGATTCTTCTAAAGTTACTGCAGACCTCGAAGGTGACTGGGTGAATGCTTTAGGTCTAGCTTTTAAGCAGGCATCTAAAGACTTCGATCAGTATCAGATTGATGAAGCAAAGCGTCAACAGGTAAAGAAGAAAGAAGTAGAGGACTTAGCTGATAAGTATTTCCAAAGTCATTCTATTGAGCAGTATCAGCAGGATATCAAGAATAATCGTATTCCGTTTCAGGACAATCCATTTGCTATGTCTAGACTTAAGTATCTGCATGGTCGAATGGCATACAACCTGACCTATCAGGACTTTGTTAATGAACAGGTTAATACGAATAAGCTTGCTGGTAAGTCTCAGGTTGAAGTAGATTCAGAGTTCTATCAGTACGCTAAAGAGAGCCAAAAGGATCTTGCTGATTCCTTTGGTTACTCTATGGATGATGAGTTCTTTAAGGAGGGTTTCTTTGAGACTTCTCCTGAGGGTCGTCTAAAGGTAATCGCTCAGAAGGAAGCTGTAGAGGATAAATGGGAAACTGAGAAATCTCTTATTGCTGATTCCTCTAACATTGCTACGATCATTAATTCAGGGTCACCTAATGCAGGTCAAGCTTTCCTGAATTACCTTGATCAAATGGGGAGAACTACGGGGGCTAACTATTCCCCTGAGATGCAATATAAGCTTCTCAACAATGCTTTCCAGATGGCCTCTAAGTCTCGCTATGGTTCTCAGCTTATTGAGAGTATTGCAGATAAAGAGATTCCGTTCATCAAAGGGACTACCTTTAGAGAGCTATTAGGTGAGGATAACCTTAAAGCATGGCTTGTCAACGCAGAGACTGTAAAGGCTACTGACAATGCTATGGAGTTCTCTCACTGGCAGGATCAGATTGACAAGTATGTTGAGGATGGCAACTATGTTCTCCTCAGTCAGCTTAAGGATGAAGAGTATCTTTCTAATAACAATGTAGAGACACCTAGAACTAAGTATCTTGATCAAGCAATCAGGAACGCTAAGAGAACTGCTCAAGCTAACCTTAAGGCAGCTGGGAAGATGCGAGGGGATGCCCTCTATGAGGAGTACCTAGGTAATACTCTTATAGCTAACCTTACGGGTACTGCGGTTCCTACTGAAGAGGCTTTCAGGAAAGTACTTCAGGATGCGGGTATCTCCCTGAATTCCAATGATATGAAGGTTATCGGGCAAGGGTTTGTCCAGAAGCTCTTTACTGAAGGTGATCCAAAGAAGGTCTCAATGCTGCTCACTATGGCTACCTCTAAAGGTACTCCTAATTCCATTAGAGAGCCTGTCACTGAGATGCTTAAAGAGTACTATCAGGACTTAGATCATAGACTTAATGAAATTGCTATGACCGGTAAGATCTCATCTAAGGATGCTGTAGATTTACTTACGGATAAGGAAGCAGGTGACTTCCAGTATAATATTCCGGGTCAAGCTAGAGCAATCTCTATCTCAGGGTTATCCCCAGGGTTCCAAACTTTAATGAGCCTCTATAGTACTAATCCTTCAGCAGTACGACAGATTCTCACTAATGGCACCTATGGTGACACTCGTGTATACTCCCAGTTGTCTACTGTAGATATGGCTATCAGGCTTGGTAAGAATCCCCTTCAGGTTCTCGCTTCTGCTCAGGCTTTTAAGGCTCAGCAACAGAGAAAGGCACTAGAATCAGGCGTTCCTTTAGAGCAGCTATTGCCTAGATTCAGAGTAGACAGGAATGAGATTCAGGGTTTAGTTGGCACTGGGGGTCTCAACAGAGCTACTACGGATATGTTGGATACTCTTGTGTGGGCTGAGATTCGAGCCTATAAGGATGCCAATCCTACAGATGATACCTCTATCCGTAAGCTTGGTAAGGCCGCTATGGAAAAGGTAGCCAATGAATTCGTAGGTGTCCGTGGCTTTGTTCTTCCAATTGCTTCTATTCAGCAGGGGTTAGGTGAGGTTGGAGTTACCCCTCAGTCTCCTGAGGATCTAGCTAAGTATGCCAATGAGGTCTTTAAAGACTACATGAGTGAGAGAGGTCTTAATACACCTATGCTTTATGATAGTTCTTTCTATGATGTCAATAGAGATAATATTTCTGTAGTTGCTCTTGATGGTACTGAGAATATGGTTATTCCTATGAAGGACTTCACTGCTAGAATTAAAGCTAAGATTGTTAAGAATATTGAGGAGGGTTCCAAGTTTAAATGGCCGACAATTCATACGTTCCGGTAGACACTGGGGAATATCCTGTAGCTAACCTAGGGAGGTTCTTAGGAGCCTCTAAGCCTCAGTATGAAGCCTATGTAACTACTACTCCTATTGAGAACATTCCTGAAAAGGATGTACTTAAGGGAGACACTAAGAGTTATAGTCTCTTTAACTTTAACGAGAGTGCTTTTGTAGATGGTGTTAAGGTTTCCCCTATTGGCATGTGGGTTCGCAGAGGGGGATTTACTACCAAGAAATATGAGCCTACCGAAGAAGAGAAGGATGAGCTGTATAAGCAGTTCAATTATGACAAAGATGATATTGACTTTGTTTTAGATAATGCTTCTTCTATGGAGGACGTTAAGAGGAATGCAGACTTACTTGCAGAGAACCGAAGGGTTGAAGCTCAGTTTGCGAATAGCCCTTGGTATATGTCTTTAGTAGGTGGCTTAGGGAGTGCTGTAGGTAATCCAGTGGATATTGTTACTACGGTTGCTTCAGTTGTAGCTCCCCCTATTGGTGTCTCCTCTAAGGTAGCTTTAGGTGCCACTAAGGTCACTGCTAATGTTGTCTCAGGTGTAGCAGCTAATCAGCTTCAGGATTACGTTACAGGTATTCATCATGATGTCTGGGCAGACGTTGGTGCTATTGCAGGTCTTACGTTAGGCTTTGAGGGACTAGGTAAAGGGTTACGTACAGTCTCTCAAGTTAACCGTAAGGTTGCTATAGCTCATGATGCTATGCTAAAGGGTGAGAAACCCCCTGAGGATGTTGTCTTTACCCCTATCGAGAGAACACTTGCTAATAAGACTTTACCTCTTGCTAGAAAGATGAATGACCTTAGAGAACAGCTTACCTCTAAGTTACCTTCAGTTGAATTTAAACAGAAGCTCTTGTCTTATAGAGATAAATCTGAGGATCTTAAGGAATACATTGGTAACCTCACTCATTGGGAACAAGGTATCCGTACTGATGAAGGTTTTAAGCAGAGACTGAATAACCCTGCTAAGAATACTCTCTTTGATGAAGTAGAGGGCCTTAGGGTTGAAACAGATAGCCTCATGAATACCCTTCCTCATGATGTACAGAAGTTATCCAACAGGTACGGAAGAGAGGAGACTAATGAGTTTCTTTATGACAAGATTGGTGGCTATGATGTCTCTAAGAATCCACTTAGTAAAGATCCTGAAGCTGTAGCACTGGCCGATAGAATCTCAGATACCTATAGACACCGTGGCCTTAAGCTTCATCATCTTGGTCTAGTTGATGCTGCCTATAGAATTGGTAAGTATGTTCCAGTAGTTATTGACAAATGGAAGATGCATGACTTCCTGCTTAGAGTAGGTGGAGATGAGCAGGCAGGTATCTATCTTCAGAGTTACCTCTATACAGGCGTAACTCGTTCCGCAGAAAGGCTTGCAGAGTTCCGTAGGATTTGGAAAGAGGAACTACAGGCTCAGGCAGAGAAGGAAGCTAAGAAAGCCGAAGCTCAGGGACTTGAAGTAAACAAAGTAAAGCTTACTCCTGAGGAAGAAGATATTCAATTCAATGCGTGGCTCTGGGATGAAGCTAGAAAGGCAGGATATGGATATAGAGATCAGAATCACTCTGGTCACTCTGTAGACAACTTTAGTGATGATGCTAGAGACTTCTCCTTTCAGAAACGAAGGATTCCTTGGGATACCTCTTATAAAGATCATTCTGGCTTCTCTCTGAATAAACTCAGAGGAGATATTGTTGATGTCTCTGGCAGATACTTTAATCGTACTGCGGGGTTACTTGCAGAGAAACGAGTATACAACAGAGACTTCTCAGAGGGACTTGAGCATATCAATAAGATGGCTGATGACTATTGGGTAAAGAATACCAATAGACGTCCTGAGGGTGAGGATGAACTTCGTGAGGCTCTTAATGTCATGCATAGGCGTGCCTATGGTATGGCTATTAATCCCAACAGAGCTAACTTCACTACTGGGGATGCTCTTGCAGATATCATGAAGCAGTTAGCTTTCTCCTCCTTTGGTACTCTCATGGGTATCCTTAACTACGGTGAAGTTGGAGCAGCATTTCAGGCATATGGTGCAGGTGCTCTCATTAGAATGATCCCAGGGGTACATGAGACTGTCCAAAGATGGGGCAACGGTTTATTCACTAAGAATGATATTACCGCTATTAAGGATCACCTTATTGGCAGGGAACTTTATGATACCTTAGATGCCGCAGAGATCATGAGGCGTAACGCAGAGAAATATCGTAACATTAATCCCTATATGGCTAAGGCTGTAGGGATCTTTAATGTTATTGCAGACTACTCCCCTGCTGCTCAGATTCAGAGGTACACTAATAACACTATCATTGATACAGTCGTTAGTTGCTTCCTTGGGGAGTTCATGCAGAAGGCTTATGGGCGTACTGCGGCTCACAGAGGATTCCTTAGAGATATTGATCTTAAGAGAGTAGGGATTACTAAAGCTGATCTTGATTATACCCTAATGGCTAGCAAGAGATTCTTTAGGTACGATGAGACAGCTAAGACACCTATGCTCAAGAAAGGTACACGATTGGCTGACTTCAGAGATGACGATAAAGCTATGAGTGTATTGCGTAAGCTCACTAACTACGCTATTGAGGAGACCCTTCAGAGACGCAAATTAGATGATGTCTTTACGTGGCAGGTAGCTAATAATCCTGTAGTGTCTATGGCTCTCCAGTTTAAGACCTTCGCAGTGCAGTCCTATAATAAGCGTTTCGTTAAACTAATGAACCGCTGGGAAGAAGAGGGTAACCTTGCTGCATTGAATAGCTATCTCACCTCTAGTGCTCTTACAGGTGCAATTACGTTAGCTCAGGTTAACCTTAGAGCCTTGGGTATGGAGGATGAAGCTAAAGAGCAGTACCTTCAGAACACCTTAGGTATTGGCTCTATAGATGACTTGAGTGATCCTGATGCACTTACTACATTCTTGATGCAGGCATTCTTTAATAGAAACCCCTATACAGCCTCTATGGCTCTTGCTTTGAATTCTGTAGGTATTGGCACATCAGCTAAGACTACAGCTCAAACTAGAGATACCTTAGGTGAAGATTCTAACTACATCAAGTGGAATGGTATCGCTAATACTGTCTTAGATATGTTCCCTGCATTGCGCTATGGCGAATCTCTTGCCTTTGGTGGCTTGGGTACATACAGCAGAATTCAGGATATGATTCTTAATGATTCTACCTATAAGGATCGAAGGGATATCGCTAGGTATATCAAGAGGTCTACATCAACTATCCCAAATATACCGGGGATAACTAATGCAATTAAGTCCTTCGTTAATGACGATCTAGAGGACTACAAATATGGATATTAATATTTAATGGCTTCCACTATTATCATCTATGAAGGGGACGGTACTAGAACTGACTTTACCATTCCCTTTGATTATCTAAAGAAGTCTTTCGTTACTGTACGATTAGGCACTGGCAATACTCTTACTGGGGGTGACTACGGTGATACCGGCAGTGACTATTACTTCCTAGATAAAACTACGATTAGACTTAAGGTAGCTCCTGCATCAGGAGAATCCTTAACAATCCGAAGATATACCTCAGCTACTGAACGAGTAGTCACCTTTAAGGATGCCTCCATTCTTAAGGCTACTGACTTGGATACGTCTCAGGTGCAGGCATTTCATATCGCTGAAGAAGGCCGAGATATCCTTGAGGATTCCCTTAGTGTCAACCGAGAGGGAAACTGGGACGCTAAGGGTAAACGTATCATCAATGTAGGTGCTCCTGTAGCTGATAATGATGCTATTACCTATGGTGTCTATAAGACTGATGCTATGGGTGCCTATCAGGCTAAGCTAAAGGCTGAAGCCGCTAGGGATGCCGCTAAGGTCTCTGAGGGGAACGCTAAGGCTTCTGAAGTTAATGCTAAGGAGTCTGAGGTAACCGCTAAGGCTTCTGCGGGTACTGCAGTATCTGCGGCTAAGCATGCTGATGCTGCCAAGACAGAGAACCAAGCAATCCTCGAAGAGGCTCGACAGATTCAAACTAATGTTAAAACCTCTGAGAGGAATGCTTATGATAATGCTGTAATTGCTACTCAAAAGGCTGATGAAGCTAAAGTGTCTGAGAGGAACGCTAAGGTCTCTGAGGTGAACGCTAAGGCTTCTGAAGACTCTGCTAAGGCTAACGCAGATAGAGTAGAAGAGCTTGCAGGGGTCGTTGTCCCTGTTGCTGATGAGATCCGTATCGTAGCTGAAAACATTGACCATGTAGTTACTGATTCTAGAAACATCAATAACATTAACATCGTTGGTAATGACCTTGAGGGTTCCCTTAGTACCTCCATCTTTGAGGACTATGGTGATCTAGGTAATACTGGGGGTTCCCTTCCTATTATTACTGGCGGTAACATCAAGAATGTGTCAGACAACATTACTGAAGTTAGGCAGGTAGGCTCTAACATTGAAGATGTTAAGAAGGTTGCTACGGAAATCAACAAGATTCCTGAAACAATCACCACCATGGAGGGCCTAAAGGCAGACACAATTTCTGCTAGAGATCTTGCTAAGGATTGGGCTAACAAAACTACGGGTACTGTGGATGGCTCTGAATACTCTTCTAAGTATTATGCTAATAAGGCTAAGGAAAGCGCTACTGAAGGTGCTACCACCCTTAATGAAATCACGACCGAGGGTGCTAAACAAGTAAAATCCATCACAGATACCGCTTCTACTGAGCTTGGTAAAATCACTAGTGAAGGGGGAAAGCAGGTTGGTCTTGTGAGTGCTCAGGGTACTACCAGTGTTAATGCTGTGAAGGCTCAACAGACGACTAGCGTTAATGCAGTTACTGCTGAGGGCACTAAGCAAGTTGGTAGTGTCACCACTGAAGGCACCAAGCAGGTTAACTTAGCTAAAGCTCAGGCTACCATCGCTACACAGCAGGCAACCCTTGCTACGACGAAGGCTAGCGAGGCTGAGGATAGTGCTACTGCGGCTAACGCTGATGCCACTAAGGCTAAGGCTAGTGCCACCAATGCGGCTAATAGTGCAAGCACCTCTACTGCTCAGGCTACTGCGGCTAGCAATAGTGCTAAGGCGGCTAAGCTCTCTGAGGATAATGCGGCTTTGTCTAAGACTGCGGCGGGTACCTCTGAGGCTAACGCTAAGGCTTCTGAAGTTGTAGCCAAGAAACAAGCTGATCTCGCTAAGGGTTATGCCGACCAAGCCGCTAGTGGCCAGATTAACTCTGACTGGGCTGAGACTGACAGTACGTCTAAGGCGTTTATCAAGAACAAGCCTACGCTTGGTAAGTTGGCTAGTAAGAACAGTATCGCGTACACTGAGGTTACGGGTACTCCTGATCTCTCCGTGTATGTTCTTGGTAGCACTCTTACTGCTGAACTAGCTAAGAAAGCTAACCTCTCGCATACGCATACCGTGTCTCAGATTACGGATCTTACTACGACACTAGCCCCTTACGCAAAGACTACTGATGTGAACAGTAAACTCAGTGCTAAAGCTGATACGACTACTGTTAATGCAGGTCTTGCTAAGAAGTTGGATATTACGACCTTTAATGGTTTCATTGATTATGGAGATTTAGGTTCTTAATATGGTTATTAAGGAACGAAAACAAATTACTGGCACTGAAGCCCAAATCAAGGGCTATGCAGGGCACAATGGTGTACTAGCGTATGCTACGGATACCAAGCATCTGCATGTTCTTAGTGGTACTGCAGGGACGACTACTAAGCTCGCTAATATGTCTGACATCCCTGCTCCTGTGGATATCTCTGGTAAAGCTGATAAGACTGAAGTAGCACTGAAGGCTGATAAGACTTATGTTGACACTGAGTTAGCTAAGAAGCAGCCTACGGGGGACTATGCGACTAACTCTGCGTTGACTACGGGGTTAGCAGGAAAGGCTAATGTAAGTGATATCCCAGATGTTTCTAAGTATCTGCCATTGTCTGGCGGTAATCTTGAAGGTGGTTTATCATTTAGAGACTTAAGTACAATAGATGCTAACACAGACCCCAATTATAAAGGTTTAGAAGTACGTAGTGCAAAAACTTGGGAGGGGGGAGCCTCCTTATATCTTAGAAATAATGAAGCCACGGGGTTACATGAAAGAGGTTCTTGGGGCATTGCTGCTAAAGATGCCGATGGAGTAGATCATCTACTTCAGGGAATTGAAAACAACCTTTATTATGAAGGTGCTGAGGTAGAGCGCAACATCTCAACATCAACATTCAGGATGCCTGGTGGAGGTTCAGCGGTAGAGCGGCGTTTTTCTAGTAGCCTTATGATTATTACTGGGAAGTTATCACTTATCAAAGGAGGTTCCGAGACTATTACATTTAAAACTCCATTTACTTCTTATGATTACGCGGTGGCGGTTGCGTATAGTACATCCAATAGCGTGCGGATTACTTCTGCTCAAAAGGCTTCTATTACGTTTAGGTCATTGGATAGCGTCAACGCTGTTAACTTCTACTTTATTATTATGGGGTCTTGGAAATGATTGGGGATAAGATTTATAAGCCTCTAGAAGAGGACTATATTTATACATCAACGACTACCTCTGGCTCTTCTAGAGTAGAAAACCCTTCTCCTAACACTTTCTCAAAGTATTCCAAGTTAGCCGAGTGGTGTAACAATAACAACGCTACTATTGAGGATAAAGGAGACTATTACGAAGTAGTAACTATCCCAGAACCTTCAGGTGAAGAACTTGCTTTTATCGTTCGTAGTCAGAGAAACGCTAAGTTGGAAGCTACGGATTATTTATTAGCCTCTGATTATCCTAGCTCTGCTGAAGATCTTGAAGAGGTTAAAACCTATAGACAGGCTCTTAGAGATATTCCTGAGCAATCTGGGTTCCCTAAGAATGTTGTATGGCCTAAAGAACCAAAGCCCCTTCAGATTAAGTCAATTGCTAGTTTAGGCTTAGCTAAAGTTGGCCTCTAACAATTAAAACTTGAGTGCTCTTTCAGTAGCTATGAGCATTCAAGTTATTTTCAAGCTACTAATCTTAAATACTAGTCTAGAAGACTAGAAGGAAAAATAGTTATGGCGGAATATGCAAGTAAAGGTGTTGCAGGCTCTGGGCTGGGCTTAGGTATCGCAGGTACTGCTTTAGGTGTCCTTAATAGTTCCAATGGGGGCTCTGGGGGTATCCTTGGTGGTCTCTTTGGTAACGGCAATCAGAACGTAGTGTCTGCTCTTCAGGCTGAGAACGGTATGCTCAAGGCTGAGAACTACTCTGATAAGAATGCCAAGGAAGTCTACATGCAGTCCCTTACGGATAACCGTAGGCTCCGTGATGAAACCTTTGCATACCTTAAGCCTCTGTCTGATGAAGCGGCTAACAACCGTGTTGAGCTTGCTAAACTTCAGGCTGAGCTTAAGTGTTGCTGTGAAAAGCAGGAGCTTAGAGAGCAGATTGTCCTTGGTAAGGTTAATGAACTTGCTCTGACAACTCAGGCGAAATTCGGTTGCCTTGACCAGACCATTGCAGGTATGATGGGTACTATGAACAACATCACTAAGACCATTGTCCCTGCTTCGGCCATTTGTCCTGCCCCTATGCCCCTGCATAACTCTTGGGTTGCTCCTACGAACACCCCTGCTACTGGCGGTTAATGGTTAGTAACTTATGAAGATCAGTTTGAGTAAAATCTCTCAGGTTCTCCCTGAGTTCGTTGATACTCGACTGATGCCTAGTGCTCCCTCCACGATGAAATGGATTCTTGGAGGGAGTACGTTCTTGATTCTGCATCAGGCGGATACCCTCATCGGTAAGTATCTGCCTATGCTGAAGCAAGTGGGTATCGTCGATGAGAACAACAAGGTAGACATTGAAGTTGCTAAGGGATTCATTAACAGTGCATTCGATAAGAGTGGTACTGTGGAATACCTTGGATTTAAATTCGATAAGTCTGATGGTGAGGCTCTAATTAATATTATGGAGAAATACAAAGATGATTGATGAAAAATGGGAAGATAATGTTTTTATGATGGCTAAGCATAAACTTCTTGAAGCTATTGAGAAGCGTAACAAGGAATCTTACCATACTGAGGGAGACATCCGAGCCTATAAGGATGCCCTAAAGGCTTTGTACTATCTCATTAGCATTGAGAAGAGCAAGTAATTCGGGTGTTTCAGTAGTCCTAAAGGATTTACGCACAGTAATTACCGTAGGACTACTGAACCTATCTAACAGGCTAAGTAAATGAATATACAAGTTTATTGGGATGGCAATGTAGGTGCCTGTGAGTATGAGAACCATAAGGTATTCTTTACAACGAAACCTGACATTCCTACAGTTACCTTTGATGTCCTCGTATATAGCGAATACAACAGCGTAACGAAGAATATTTATGCTAATATTACTAGTGAACTTACTTCTGAGGAAGTTACTGCCATAAAGCAGTTTGCTAAGGCACAGTTCACGGATAAGAGCAACACTAATTAAATAACTAAATACACTATGGAACATGAAGATTATTAAGAAAGACGGTACTGTAGAAGGTTGGAACGGAGAGAAGATCAAAGAAGCTGTCTATAAGGCGGCTGCTAGAGTGAATCAATATGTGGAGCCTGATGTTCTTAACAAACTGGTTGAGAAAGTTCACTCTTGTTTAATTATTGATAGAGATGCCCCAACTAAAGACCTTCATAAGGAAGTAATTTATTACTTGAAGTACTTTGGGTTGACTGATGTAGCGAATTCATATCAAGAATATAGAGACTATAAGAATACTTATGCTAAATCATTTGAGAAAGTTAAAGATGAAGCTGATAACGTGCTTCTACTTGGGGACAGAGAGAATGCTAACTTCGATAGCTCTCTGGTGTCAACAAAAGGCTCGCTCATTAAGGGATATCTTACAAAAGAGCTCTATCGACAATTCTATCTTAGCAAGGAAGAAAAAGAGTTAACTAAGCGTGGTGATATCTACATTCACGATATGCGAGATATGCTCATGGGTTCTGTCAATTGCTGCCTGTTTGATATTGGGAATGTCCTTAGGGGTGGCTTTAGTATGTCCAATGTGGACTACACGGAACCTACGAGTGTCTTAAGTGCTCTTCAGGTAATTGGAGATATCACCTTAGTTGCTACAGCTCAACAGTTTGGCGGATTCTCGCTAAGTCAGCTTGATATGGTTCTTCTTCCATATTGTGAAAAGACTTTGAAGAAAGCCTATAAGCATGCAAAACATTGCTTCCCTGATTCTGATCCTTCTAGTTGGGATCTCTATGCTAGACGTGTACTTAAGGATGAACTTAAGCAGGGCTTCCAGTCTCTTGAGTTGAAGCTTAATACTGTCCCTTGCTCACGAGGAGACTTTGCATTCACTACTATTTCCTTTGGTTGCTGGAATGCTCCTCAATGGCTTGGTCGTTACTTGAATGATACAGACCTTTGGATTCTTAAGGAGATTTGTGAGGCTATTCTCACAACCCGTATGAATGGGCATGGGGAGAATCATAAACCTGTAGTGTTCCCTAAGCTTGTCTATTTGTACGAAGAGAATTACCTTAGTGCTTTTCAGGAAGCTCGTGATGTATTTGAGTTAGCTATTGAATGCTCCAGTAAGTGCATGTACCCTGATTTCCTCAGTTTAACTGGGGATTGGGCACACAGTTCTGTAGGCAAACAGTACATGGAGAATAAGCAAGTAGTTACTCCTATGGGTGCGTAATACTGCCCATATAAAATTCCGTTAAAACGGGGAGAGCTTATATTAAGCAAATCCGTTGCTAAACACTTTTATTGAACGTATAACTACGTATATAATATGAACAACACTAATAATCAAGAAATTTGGAAAGATGTCCCTGAATGGGAGAACCTTTATTGTGTCTCTAACATGGGGAGAATCTTCTCTAAACGCTATAATCGAATCAAAGCTCAGACTATGAATAACAATGGCTATGCCCGTTGTGATCTCTTTAGTAGTGCTAATGGTAAGATTCGGCGTAAGTCTTTGTATACTCATCAGCTTGTTGCTACGCTTTTTGTAAAAGGTAAGCAAGAAGGGTTGGTTGTAGACCATATCGATGGGGATAAGACTAATAACATGTACACTAATCTGCGATGGGTTACCCAAAGTGAGAACATTAAGAAAGGCTATCGGGAAACCGTTAGAGACCCTTCTACTAAGTTCAAGAAACAGCCAGTATATATTACCACAGAGCCTAAGGTGTACTTTGATTCTATGACTGAATGTGCCCATAGTTTAGGGCTTCCTGTAGAGCGTATTAAAACAGTCTTACGCTTCTATAGTGGAAAGCTGCCTGAGCTAGGGATTCGTGTTGTTCGATGTGAATGCCCAACGACTAACCCTGATGAATGTAAGGGTGTAGATTCAAGTGAATCGAAAAGCGGAACTGAGGCTCAGTCCTCAGAAGATATAGTCTAATCTCATAGGTGACTATGAGCAGTTTAATAAACGGTATAGGAGTAACGAACCTATATGAATATAATGTGTAGAGCTTACCTCAGTCCGTGGAAGGATCCCGAGAATGGTGAATGGATCACTAATGGTCGATGTAACATTGGGGCGGTGTCTCTTAATCTTCCCCTTATTTTGGCTTATTCTCAAAAGAATAATGTAGATTTCTTCAGTGTTGTTGATGCACGACTTGAGACTATCCGTAATTTCTTTAAGAAACGCTATGCTCTCATTAGACACACTAAGGCATGCACCAATCCTATGGCATTCATGCAAGGAGGGTTCTATAAGGGGAACCTTAAGGCAGACGATGAGATTGGTGATTTGGTTAACTACATGACTGCATCCTTTGGTGTTACTGCTCTCAATGAACTTAATATCCTTGCTACTGGTAAGACACTCTATCAGGATCCATGGTTTGCCCGAACTGTACTTAAGCGTATTAACGATAAGGTAGAGCAGTTCAAGAAAGAAGATGGATACCTTTATGCTGTCTATGGAACGCCTAAACAAGTGTGGGCACGTCCTGAGTAATTAGGAACGTAAAATTGTGTGGACTCGCTAAAATGCGAGGTGTCTCGAAAGAGGCTAACGGGGAAGGCTAAGGCGCTTGCTATGCTAATCCCGTGGAGTTTAATAAATGCAATATAAAAAACTATCAAACTATTCAAAGTACCTGTTTTCTGAAGATGGTAATATTTATAGGATTAGAAAAGATCACCTTCAGAGGTTAAAGCTCTCAAAGCACCCTAGTGGATATACATATAAAAACCTCTATGATGACTCAGGGCGACAGAAAACTTTTAGAGTACATAGGCTGATCGCAAAGCTCTTTATTGATAACCCCCTAAATAAACCCTATGTTAACCATAAAAATGGTAAAAAAGATGATAACCGGGTAGAGAATTTAGAGTGGATGACTAATGGCGAGAATGTGCATCATGCCTATGTTAATGGGCTTTGGAAGCCGGTTAAACGGCAGAAACACTCAAGATTTGTGAGAGTAACCCGTTGGGGTACTCAAATATTCTACGGCTCGTCTAGAGACGCCGCGAAATTCTTAGGTTGTTCGGTGTCCTCTATAACAAGAGCATACAAAGAATACAACGGAGTGCTTAGAAAATATAATTGCTTTATTACGCTCTGTAACGACTATCCCAAGGCTTGCCAAAAAGAAGCAAAAGGAGTACGGCCGGAATCGGTGGGTGAGAACCCCTTAAATGGAAGCACACAACCCCTTAGTAATAAGGGTGATGATATAGTCTAATCCCCTAATAAATATCGGGAAACCGAGGGTATAAATGGCAGAAAATTTATGTGGTGTACAAGCTAAACAATATGCTGAGTACACCGGAGATAACCAGTTTGGAGAGTACTTCACTAACAGCTTCCATATGCACGTTAGTGAGCCTATCACCCCTTTTGAGAAACAAGATGCTGAATATGAGATGTTTCATTTGTGCAACGGAGGCCACATTCAGTATGTCCGAGTGACTAACCCTGAGAACCTTCAGGCACTTAAGGCACTGATCCTCCGTGGGATGGATAAAGGGTTCTATCAGGGTATTAACTTTGACAGTGCCTATTGTGAGGACTGCGGTAAGCATTCAACTAATGTCATGAATAAGTGTCCACATTGTGGATCTACTAACTTGTCTGTCATTAGTCGTGTTTGCGGATACCTGGGGTACACTAAAGCTAACGGAAGTACTCGTATGAACGATGCTAAGTTAGCTGAAATTAAAGACAGAGTATCAATGTAACGATGAACTACGCTAAGATAGATACCTGTAGTATGACTAATGGGGATGGCATGGGGGTAGACCTGTTTGTCTCAGGATGCTCCTTATGCTGCCGAGGGTGCTTCAACAAGAAAGCTCAGGATCCCCAATACGGTCAAGAGTTCACTGAAGATACTCTAGACACCCTCCTAGATGCTCTTAAATCGCCCTATATTGAACGATTGAGTATCTTAGGTGGTGACCCCTTAGAGCCCTATAACAAACACGCTGTAGAGCAAATCCTGAAGCGTGTGAGGGATGTCTATGGAGACACTAAGAGAATCTGGTTATGGACAGGACGTACCTATGAGGATATCAAAGATGAACCCATCTTGGATTATGTTGATGTTCTCATTGATGGCAAATTTGAATTAGATAAAAAGGAAAAACATGATTACCACGGCTCTAGCAATCAGCGAGTCTTTAGAATATTCCACAGAGTCTCTTGCGGACACGATGCAGAGATTGTTCGACAAGGTTCACCCTTCAGGGACTAGTGGCAGACTTTATACTGATCTTATTAGAGAGGAGTTTGAGGAGTGGCTGCAGGAAGAATCTGGTACCCCTGAGGACTTCAAAGAGATTTGTGATTTAATCTGGGTATGCATCATGTATGCTATCGAACATAAGTATCCTCTTGAGTTAGGCATGAAGGCTCTAGGGGAGGAGTTCGTTAGCAAGATGGTTGATGACAATGGTAACCTCTGCCCTACCTATAGAGCTGATGGTAAGATGCTTAAGGGAAAGCATTTCCACAAAGCAGACTTTAGGAAGCTCTTAGGTGTGACTTCATGAGATTTCTAGATATAGGATCTACAGTTGAAGATGGGGGATCCAGAGTAAAGGATATTATTAGTATGTCTCCCCCTATAGCTGTCACAGGGGTTACATTTTTAGGGGTAGCCCTTAGTGACTGGGTTTACATAGGTACCATTGTGTACACTATAGTAGGCATTATAACAATGATAAAGAAGCACTGGGTAGATCCATACCTAGCTGCTAGGAGAGTGAGAATCAATGAAGAACAAAGAACCATTAGACAGAGAGAGCTTGCTGAGCTTGATTCAGGACAACATGTTGGAGAACATGCTGAACGATCTTAAAGACCCAGAGAAACGTAACCCTCAGCTATACAATGCGATTATCAAGGAGCTGCAGAGAAATGGCATCAATTGTGTGCCTAAGGCTGGCGAAGATGGAGACAATGCATTGGCATCCCTGCTGAAGGCTACTAAGGAGAACTTTGAGTTAGACTATGGAGCTAATGGCCTTGTCAACTAAAGCATTGATTCCATACTTTAATAGTTTTCCATTGTTCTGCAGCTTAGTATGGCAGACTATTGGGTTGCCACAGACTACTCCTATTCAGGTAGATATTGCTAAGACACTACAGCATCCCCCTAATGATAGATTCATTCTTATGGGGTTCCGAGGGGTAGCTAAGAGTTTCATTACTTGTGCTTATGTAGTATGGTGCCTATGGAAGAATCCTCAGCTTAAGATTATGGTTGTCTCAGCTAACAAAGAAAGAGCTGATGCAAACGCTACCTTTATTAAGAAGATCATTAATGAGCTGCCATTCTTAGAGCACCTAAAGGCACGAGAGGGGCAACGGGATACTCAGAATCTCTTTGACGTTGGCCCGAGTAAACCCGATCATAGCCCCTCAGTTAAATCCGTAGGTATCAAAGGACAGCTTACAGGTTCCCGAGCTGATCTCATTGTGGCAGACGATAAACTTTAATCATGTCGTCTCTAAACCCCTTAAATTCGGTGAAACTCAGTCCTAACTAGGAAAGACAATACCGAGCCGAGCTTTATAGCAGGTGTAACGACTATTATGTAGAGCCAAGTGGCTCGAAAAATGGGGATACCTTTTGGTATAAGATATAGTCTGGTCTTCATAGAGATATGAAGCATCGTCATTTATAAGGAACATAACTATGTACGAAATTAACAAAACTTACGAAACTCCTAAAGGTCTTATTAAGATTCTGTCTAGGACTAAGAAACAAAAACTTCCTAATGGTAAAACCAAACATCCTAGGGCTGTCATTCAGTTTGTCGAGACTGGTACAGTCATAGATGTTCAGACGTGTAACATTAAGGCAGGCAAGTTTGAGGACTTTATGAAACCTACAGTCTATGGTGTGGGTTTTATGGGGTCTCCTATTAGAATACCTGATAGAGGCTCTAATAGCATCATTCGCAGAATCTATGACCTGTGGGCTAATATGCTTAAGAGAGCCTATGGTAACTACAAGACTAGCTATGTAGGCTGTAGGGTAGATCCTAGATGGCATAACTTCACCACTTTCTTGAATACTATCCATGAGGTAGAAGGATATGAAGAGTGGGAGAAGGACTCTAGCATGCACCTTGATAAGGACATTAAGAAGGGTTACTGCAAGATCTATTCTAGGGATCACTGTAAGTTTGTCTCTGCCGCTGAAAATGTGGCGGATTCTGTGAAAAGACGATGGGGTAAGACTAACGACCTTACCTTAACATAAAGGTGGAAGTTCCATCTAATTCATTTACTCAGGTATTGAGAGATCAGCTATTCGAGTTAGTGAAGGAGTTTGACGCTGTTATCAAACCTAATGGCACCATCATTTACCTTGGTACTCCTCAGAATGAAATGTCTCTCTATAATGAACTTCAGGAAAGAGGGTACACTGCTATCATCTACCCTGCAAGATATCCTTATGACGATATCCAGAGAGCTAACTATGGTACACGCCTAGCTAAGTTCATTGCAGACAAGTATGACAGTGATCCTGAGAAGTACGCAGGTAAGCCTACAGATCCCCTTAGATTCAATGAAGAGGATCTACAGAAACGAGAGCTGTCCTATAGAAGAGCTGGGTTCCTGCTGCAGTTCATGCTAGACACTAGCTTATCTGATGCTGATAAGTATCCATTGAGACTTAGAGATCTCATTGTGGGTACCTTCAGTACAGATGAGGCACCTATGAAACTAACGTGGATGCCTGACCCTGCTCGTAAGGTCTCACTACAGGAAATCCCAAAGGTAATGGGATTAAAGGGAGATGCTTATTATATGTGCCATACAGCTTCCCCAGAGATGGAGAAGTATACCTATAAGATGATGTGTGTTGATCCGTCTGGACGTGGTGAATTGTCTTGCCTCGTCATTAAATAAAACCCTTAAATTCGGTGAACGTCTCTAAGAGATAATACCGAGCCAAGCCTAATTTAGGAAGGTGTAACGACTATTATGTACCGCTGAGTGTTAGTGGGAAACAGGGGTGAAAAAGATATAGTCTGGACTTATGGGCGACCATAAGAAAGTAATTAACAACTACTAAACATAAATATGAAAATCAACAACTTTAGAGCTAAAACCCGTTTGTACAAAGTGTACCATATTCACGAAAAAGGTAATAACGACCTAGCAAGTGGATATGTTGGCATTACTAGAAGATCTTTGAATTATAGACTCTCACAACACTTCTGCTCAAAGCGTCCTGTAGGAGAAACCCTTAGGAACCTTGGTAAAGAAAATGTTGAGATCTCTCTAATTAAGATGCTCCCTAAAGCTGAAGCTCTTAACATGGAATATGTGTTGAGACCTGAGCTAAACATGGGTTGGAACAGAAGGGCAGGTGGCGATGTTGCTACCGTAAGATGCCCTGTTTGCAACAAGTATCTACCTAACCGTAGAACAGGTACTGTATGTAGAGATTGCTTTGATACTAGGTTCAAAAAGGGGGGTATGCCCCATAACTATGGTACCGGTAAGCGCTATCTTATTACAGACCCTAATGGTAACACCTATACCCCAGAATCTCTTGTGGAGTTCTGTAAGGAACATGAGCTTACACCTCAGAACCTTCGTAAGGTAGCTAAGGGAACCCGTAAGCATCATAAAGGGTGGAAAGCTGTTGAAATTTCATAGAACCGAAAGACGAAACAGGTTATGCAGTATTGTATTACCTTAACGGCTACATCTACGTCATGGAAGTAGGAGGTCTCCTAGGGGGGTACTCTGATGTAGTCCTAAATAAACTAGCGAGCACTGCTAAGAAGTGGAAGGTTAATGAGGTAGTCATTGAAGGTAACTTCGGTAAACAACATTGCCGAAATAAAACCCATTAAATTCGGTGAAACTCCCTATGGGACGATACCGAGCCAAGCCTAGAAATAGGAAGGTGTAGAGACTAATTGTAAGATCAAGTGATCTGAAAAAGTGGGGACAATAGCTATAATAACAATAAAATGCACGAATACAAGTATCACATAATATACAAGACAACAAACCTAATAAACGGTAAGATTTACGTAGGGATGCACTCTACGGATAATCTTAATGATGGATACTTAGGTAGTGGTTGGATACTAAAGCAAGTCATTAAGAAGTACGGTAAAGAGAACTTTAAAAGAGAAGTTCTATTAGTTCTGTCGAACAGAAAAGAAGCTAGAGAAGTAGAGGCTTTACTGGTAGATACAGAGTTTATTGCTAGACCTAATACTTATAACCTTCAAGAAGGAGGTATGGGTGTAGAGAACCAGTGGGGTGAGAATAATCCAGCTTATGGTAAAGTTGCCAATAATGCTAAAGGTGTACTAGCAGAGCACCTTGATGGTAGACAACTTAAGTTTAATTCGATACAAGAATGTGCAGATACTCTAGGATTTGCTAGAGGTAATATAAGAAACCTCCTCTATAAGGGTATTCGTGGTAGAAGAGGTTGGAAGATTAGCTATTGTTAAGATATAGTCCGATCTATACAGCAATGTATAGCCCCAAGGCATAAGCGTAACGAACTTATGTAAACATAATGGATGGCATGTACCTCAAGCTCTTTGAGCCTGTCCTTAGGAAGGTCTATAAGGAATGTGGTACTAAAGAAGTTAAGTCAACAGGACAGAAAGAAGTACGTATCATAGACACCCTAGAGCCTGTCCTAGGTAACCATAAGATGATAGTTACCCCGGAGTGCATCAACAGGGATATCGATAGTGTCCCTGAAGGTGACTACAAGTATGCACTATTCTATCAGATGACTAGGATTACCTCAGACAGAGGAGCACTAGTTCACGATGATAGATTGGATGCCTTAGCTATAGGTGTCAAGTATTTAGTAGATTTCATGGGAATTGATGCTGATGAAGGAATAAATGAAGTAACTTCAGAATGGCTAGAGGAATCTTTGGAAGCCTTTCATGGATTTATTACAAGAAAAATAGGAATAAATACAATTACAGAAAATGTAAGAGAATCAGGTACTTCCAAGGGATTCAATAAATACAAATATTCAGAGGGATACAAGTTTACAAGATAAAATCATCCCTATAAGGGTGAAGTGACTACTCCGAATAAAATCTCCCCTCCCAGAAGGGGTCAGAAAAAGGTATATATAAGATATCTACCTGACCCCCTCCTGACAAAAAATAAGAAAATAATAATTAAAAAAAATAATGGGGTTACCTATAGACCCTTTGAGATATTCTAAAGGGGATCGTAAAGACTGACTTTAGATTTTTCTTTATGTTCCCTTTTAGTTAACTCAAAGTATCCATATGAGACCATTGAATCATAAACTAGTAGTAGCTATCAAGATCATCATTATTATTGTCCTTTTAGTGGTTTCCTTATTGAATGGTGATGTAGGGACAGTTGATGCACTACTTAGAGCTGCTGTAGGTGGATTACTATAGCCCCTTTAAGGGGTGCCTATAGTTAGCCTATAGACCCTTTAAGGTGTACCTTAAGTTAACCCTTAGGGTACGCCTCCTTATGTTAGCTTGCTATCTCTTGACGATAACTTGTGGTTAACTCTAGGGTAACTTAAGTGTAACAACAGGGTCACCTTGATTAGAATTTTATAATAAATTTGTAAGGTGGCACCTTAAGACAGACACGGGCGTGTGTCCCCCCATAGGGTGCCTTGAGATTCCTCATTGCTGCTCGTATACACCTGCTGCCTAATTTACGTATATATGCGTAGGCGTGCGTAAGGGTGCCCAAGGGGAGCCTTTAGGGTAGCCTTTAGGGTAACCTCGGGGTTAATTGTTTACATTTGGTTCATCTATGTTTTTTCGGGGTACCATAGGTATTTCTACTTATATCATATCTGTTGCTCCCTATTATCAACCTTAACGACAACCCGAAGGTCTTGTCCATTTGCCTATTATTATAATAGCGTGAGGGGCACCGAGGGGTATCCCATGAACAGGGGATGGGGGATGGCTTGACATGTGACTTGTGAATTGCTATAGTGTGCTCATCGATAGACAAACAGACCTTTTGAGGAGTTCTAAAGATGCTACAGTTCAGATTAAAGAGAGTGATTATCAGAGCGGATGCAGAGACACAGAGGGTTTCTATAGTGTGCCCTGATGGTGCTCAGTATGTGATCCAGTTTACGACTGATGATGATCATTTTCATGAGTTTGAGACTTATCTTCTGTGGAATGCAATGCACTACTCAGACTTCAGAGATGAAGAACGTACTCTTATAGTCATCCGAGAAGTTGAGCATTATGCACTCATTCAAGGCATTGAGAACTTCGAGGGGAAGTGGCTTGGTGACTGGAAGGATCTCTAAAACCTCTCTAATTTCACCTCAGTTAAACGATAGGTGCTCAGAGGTACCAACATACCACCAAGTACACTATCGTTTAACCTGATGCAAATCTGAGGCCTCTGCGGCCATTTTAAATAGGAAACCACAACATGTATATTGTCATTCACGATTACAGAACACCAGGAGGCAAGATGAGATTGATCAGCTGCGATCTATGCAAAGAAGTACCCGTAGAGTGCTTTGATGAGAACACACTGAGCGCTACAGTCTTTACTCAAGTGCAGCCTGCAGTAGACTACATCGATTCACTCTATGAGAACTCCAAAGTTACCTATGAGCAGCGCGAGAGTATGATCTTCAGCATTTATGAGCAGCTTGGCAACTATATGGTTGGTCGTCCCTATAAAATGTAGTGTATCGAACATGAATATTAAATATTTAATTCACAAAGAAACCTCAATAGTTTACTCTAAAGAGTACTATGAGGAACATAAAGACAACATCGATTTAACTGAATTCTATGTCATATTACAATAATGATCCATTATGGAAATCAATAGTAAACTTAATGCCAAACAAAAAGGAAACAGTTATGAATAAATACGACAATGAATGGATCAATACAGACAGTGGAAAACCAGAGAATCAGAAACATTATCAAGGCTTAATTCAGCCAATAGAAATCATGAGAGACTTGCTTTCTCCTGAGGAATTCATTGGTTTCTGTAAAGGAAATATGATTAAATATGCCTACAGAGCCGGAAGAAAAGAAGGGGAATCTGGCATTAAAGACAAAGAAAAGTATGAAGCTTATAAAGGTTTTCTAGAAGCTTATTCAGCAGGGGAACCGTTGCTCCCTAAGGTAGACAAAGGGGAAGACAACTGATACATAAGGTTGTCATTAGGGGAGATTATATTAATATTGATCTAAGTCAAGAAAAAAATATAATCTCCACTCCTAGAGAGAGGCAGGATAAGACATTGATGTAGATCAAATCAGTAAGACAAGGGACTATAGTTAACTTAAAGATAACCTAAAGATAAACTATAGAGAACTATAGCTGTCTCTTATACACATCTCCGAGCCCACGAGAC